GCCTGGGAGCAATTTTTCGGAGATCCCGGCCGCGAGGAAGTCTGGTTTGAGGCCGACACGTTTCTCAAAAAAGCTTTTCTCCACGAGTCTGGCCGCGAGCTCGCGATCGCCGCCGTGATGATCGACTCCGGAGGCCATCACACTGATAGCGTTTATAAATTTGTGAAGGTGCGCCAGGCGCGGCACGTTTTCGCGCTGAAGGGATCGAGCGAAGCCGGCAAAGACATCCTCGGAAAATTCAGTTTTAACAATCAATACCGCGTGAAGCTCTACACCGTCGGCGTGGACACGGCAAAGGACCGGATTTTCTCTCGCCTGCAGATCCAGGCGCCAGGCCCGGCGTATATGCACCTGCCGGACTGGGCGGAGGACGAGTACCTCGCGCAGCTCACAAGCGAGAAGCGCGTCACTCGCTACAAACGCGGAAAGGGCATGGTACGCGAGTACATCAAGACGCGCGCACGAAATGAAGCGCTCGATCTCGAGGTCTACGCTCTCGCCGCGCTCTACACGGTCGGACCTGTGAAGCTGCGCGGGCTGAAGGAACTCGCCGAGGAGGCAAACCGCGCGCCGGATCCGGCCGGCGCCGACGAGACGCCGGCATCGAAACCGCTGCGCGGCCGCGGCGAGCGAAGCGGATGGGTTAACCGCTGGCGCGACGAGTAGACAAACTCCAGTTGCGATCCGGCAGTCGGCCGCCTCAACCTAACCGCATGCCTCCGCCTCTCCTCGATCAGGTCCCCACCGTCTTCCGCGCCGGCGAAACCGTCGATTTCCTCCGCTTCTTCAACGATTTCCCGGCGTCGGAAGGTTGGAGTTACACGATCTATTTCAACGGAGCGGCGAACGTCTTCAATAAAGCGGCCGCGGACGATCCCGCCGGCTTTCACGTGACGCTCAATCCGAACGATCTAGCCGTGCCCGCCGGAATTTATCGCTACATCGAGCGCGTCGTGAACACTTCCGGAGAAGTCCGGACCGTAGGGCAAGGCGTCGTCGAAATCATGCCGGATCTCGCGACAGCGCCGGCCGGCGCGATGACCTCGTTCGCCGAGCAAATGCTGAACGCGATACAGAACGAGATCGCGGCCAGAATGGGCGCCGACGTCGAGGAGTATCACTCCGCGGTCGCCGGCAGCTCCTGGTCTGTGAAAAAGATCCCGATGGAGCAGCTCCAAAAGATGCGCGGGCACTACGCCTCTATGGTTTGGCGCCAGAAAAATCCGGGCAAGATCGGCGCTCCTGTCCTCATCGATTTTGTGGACGAGTCGAACGACGCTAATTTTCCGTCAACATGGGTTGACGTAACAGGCCTCCCAGGAGCCGGCCAGTGAGACGGCAAACCTGGTTCGATCGCGCGCTCTCTGTCGTCGGCCTGCAGAAGCGCTCCTCCGTATTTGCCGGCGCGCAAGGCTCGCGGCTTACGCTCGACTGGGTCGCGCCGATCCTCTCGCCAGACCAGGAATGCCGCGGCAATCTGCGCCTTCTCCGCGCACGTGGCCGCGAGCTCGCCAGGAACAATCCGATCGCGAAGCACTTCCTGAACATGCTCGCGGCGAACGTCGTGGGCCCGAAGGGCATCCGCTACCAGTCGCTAGTGCGCGATCAAAACGGCGAGATCAATCGCGACGTAAACAAAAAGATCGAGGAGGCCTGGTCCGAGTGGTGCGAAAAGGGCAACTGTACCGCGGACGGAAAACTGTCCTTTCGGGCAGTTCAGGACCTGGCACTCCGGACAGAGGCGATGGACGGCGAATTTTTCGCGCGCCAGATCCGCGGCTTCCCGAACAAATGGGGCTTTGCCCTGCAGCCGATCGACGCGGACCAGGTCGATCACCTCTTTACACGGCCGGCCGGCAATCGCGCGGGCGCGGAAAACAACGAAGTCCGGCTCGGCGTCGAGGTGGACAAGTGGGGGCGCCCGGTCGCTTACTGGGTCAATCCAGGACACCCGTCGGACTTTGGCGGATCTCTTTTGCGCGAGCGGATCGAGGCGGATCAGATCGTCCACCTCCTCGATCCGTATCGGCCGAACCAGACGCGCGGCCTCACCTGGTTCCATCCGGTAATGATGCCGCTCAAGATGCTCAACGGGTATATGGAGGCCGAGCTCGTCGCGGCGCGCACCGGCGCCGCTAAAATGGCCGTGCTCGAATGCACAGACGCGTCGGCCTACGAGCAACCGGATTCGGAAGAGCCCTTCCGCATGGAAGCGAATCCGGGAATGATCGAGGCGATCCCGCCAGGCTACAAGCTCACGAATTTTACGCCGGATCACCCTTCGAACGCCTTCGAGAACTTCGTCAAGACTAACCTGCGCTGGGTCGCTTCAGGACTGGGCGCCAGTTATAACGCACTCGCGAATGATCTCGTCGGCGTGAATTACTCCTCGCTGCGCTCCGGCCTGCTGATCGAGCGCGATCACTGGAAAGTGATTCAGGCGCACGTCGCCGAGGATTTTATGGCGCCGATTTTCCGCGAGTGGCTCAAAATGTCGCTCCTCACTGGCGCGCTAAAGCTCGACTCCCGCGACGCGACGAAGTATCTAAAAGGGAAATGGATCGCGCGCGGATGGCAGTGGGTCGATCCGTACAAAGAAACACAGGCGGCGATCCTGGGGATCGCCGCGGCGCTGCAGACTCGCGACCAGACGATCGCGGATCGCGGCGGTGATTTCGAGGAAGTATTCGAGCAGCTTGCAGAAGAGAAAAAAATCGCGCTGCAGTTTGGCATCGAGCTCGTTACACAACTCGCCGCGCGTCCTACTACGCAAAACAATCCGTCGCAGGCCGAGGGAGAAGATTCTCCCGCGAAGGGCGCCGCGGACGACGGCGAAGGCGACGACGAGCCCGCACGTTTCGAGGAGCTCCTCACGCTCGTCGAGCGCGCCGGCGCTGCCGGCCGTGCCTCGAGCAGGAACGGGAACGGCCACAAGTAAATGGCGCGGACGACTGGCATCGCCATAAATCCCGACCAGGTCCAGGACCTGCAGGACTTTTGTCGCTCCGTAATTGCCGGCTACGGCGGGGCATCCGGCCTCGCGTCGCACAACTTTAGCGGCGCGATCGATGGCGACAACGCGACCTTCGTGCTCGACGCTCAACCGGCCGGCGCCGCGGCGCTGTGGGTTTTCTGGAACGGCATGAAGCAGCCGATCGGATCCTTCAGCTTAAGCGGCGCCAGTGTGACGCTCGATCCGGCGCCGAAACCTGGGGACACGCTCGAATTTTATTTTTGAATGGGAGAAAGAAGATGAAGAAATCGACTTTTTTGAGGATCGGCGCCTGGACACTCCTGCTCGTGTTTGTCGCTTTGCCGCTATTCGCTGCTGTGACGCAAATCGACCTTACTTCGCAGGTCAAAGGCATCCTGCCGCACGGAAACGGCGGGACCGACTCGGCGTATTTTTCCGTGGCCGGTCCGACCGCAACTCGGATCTATACCTTTCCCGATGCGGCCGCGACCATTATGTCCACGACGACGGGCGTGACGGCCTCGCAGTTACCAAATCCGACCTCGAGCTCACTCGGCGGCGTGGAATCGAAAGACTGTACGGGCTCGGGGCACATCGTAAAGATCGGGACCGATGGCGTGCCGACATGCGCGTCTGACGCGACCGGGCCCACATTCACGGATAACGAGACGCCGAGCGGAACGATCGACGGGTCGAACGCCACATTTACGACAGCCGTGAGCTGTACCGGCTTGCATCTCTACAAAAACGGGCAGCGCATGACTCCGGGAGCGTCGGCGGACTATACCTATAGCGGAAGTACGATCACTTTCGCGACGGGCGCAAAGCCGAAAAGCGGCGACGTGCTCTCTGACGATTGTCGGCAATAGGATCCCGGATGCAAAAACGCATCGCCATCGCGCTACTCCTCACCGTCCTGGCGGTTCTTTCGCTTTCGGCTGGCGTGACGCTGATCAATTTGACGTCTCAGGTCACCGGCGTATTGCCCGCGGCAAACGGCGGGACCGGAGTGAACTCCTCCGCGACTTTCCCATCGAGCGGGACGGTGATGATCACGACGACATCCGTCGCGGCGTCGCAAATGCCGGCGCTGACCGGCGACGTCACGACGTCGGCCGGCGCTGTGTCTACAGCGATCGGCTCGGGCAAAGTTACCAATACGATGCTCGCGTCTACGAGCTACGTAAAATCTCTGATTTCCGGCTTCTGCACAGGCGCCGCCTCGACTTCGCTCGCAGTCTCACTCGCTCACCTGGGCGCGACGGCGACAACTTGCACGACGACGAGCACGACAAACATGGGCTGGGTGATGACCGGCTCCGGGACAATCAAAAACCTCTACGTCCAGGAAGGAACGTCACAAAAGAGCGGCACAACACTCGCCTGGACGGTCCAGAAATGCACCTCGGGGAGCTGCAGCGCCCAGGCGGTCACTTGCACCGTCGCGAATGCCGGAACGGCCTGCAACGACACCTCTCATTCCTTCACCGTCGCCGCCGGCGACATCGTGCAAATAAAGAGCGGCTCGACGGCGTCGTCGAGCGAGACGCTCGCGAACGTTTCCGCCTCTATGGAGCTGTGGAACTAGGGAGGGCAATTTGCAAGAGCACATCATGCAGTTTTTTGTATATGCGCACCTGCCGAAACACCTGCAGGAAGTCTCGAAACCTTTCGGAGATCTGGCCGATCAGATCGTCGCGACTCTGCCGCGCAATCCTGAGCGGACGGTCGCGCTTAGAAAGCTGCTCGAGGCGAAGGATGCAGCGGTCCGCGCCAGGCTTGCGATCGACGTCGCGATCTCGGCATAACGCAAAAAGGGGAGCACTCGTGCCGTCGGATCTCATCTAGCTACGTTTTGCGCGGCGCACCTGAAGTTAATCTCCAGTTGCGGCTATCTGCAGGCCTCCCGCACTCTGCCTCTATGACGCCTCCCGTCTCCGCCGCTGCGCCTGAGAAGCTTCCGCAACTCACTCGCGTGGTAGCTCTCGAGCTCCTCGAGGTTCGCAAAGCGCGCACGAAGAGCGTGGACGGCGTGGATCTTCCCGCGCGGTGCTTCGCTTATGTCGGCGACGCAAAGCGCACGGAAACCTGGCACCTCCCCATAGAATTTCCCGGCGACAAAGTAAAAACCGAGAGTCACATCCGCAACGCGATCGCACCTTTCGATCAGACGGAAATGTCCGACGCGAAGAAAAAAGCGCGCGCCTGGCGCCGCATCGTGGCCGCTGCCAAAAAGCACGGGATCGACGTGGCCAGCGAGGGCAAAAAATCCGCAACTTTTGAAACACCGGAGTCTCAATCCTGGCGTGCCGCTGCAGAAGCCGCGGCCGATGACGGCGACGGCGCAGACGACGAGCCGGACGAAGCGGACGACGAGCGTTTCGATATGTCTTTCAGCTCCGAGGAGCCCGTCGAGCGCTGGTTTGGTGACGAAATTCTCGATCACTCGGCCGACTGCATCGATATGTCGCGCGCCGCGAATGGCCTCGCCTACCTGGTGGACCATAACACCGGGGACCAGGTCGGAATTATCGAGGGCCTGCGCTCGGAAAACAAAAAGCTCCGCGGCATCGTGCGTTTTAGCCGCTCTCAGCGCGCCCAGGACGTCAAGCGCGACGTACAGGACAAAATCCGCCCGTTCACTTCGATCGGCTACCGCGTAAACGAAATGGTCCTCGAGAAGGAAGAAAAATCCGACCAGGGGACAAAGCGCACCTATCGCGTGAGCAAGTGGACGCCGATGGAAGGTTCGACTGTCGCCGTGCCTGCTGATGTCACTGTCGGCGCCGGCCGCGCGGCCGGCCAAGAAGAGTTTGCTGTTTCGGTCCGTTCAGCAGTACAGACGGCGCAAGCGCCGCCCATTCAAATAAACGAGGTTCGTAACATGACTCCGAAAGAAACCGCCGAAATTCTGCGCCTCTGCGATGCGCACAAGATCGATCACAAGCGCGCGCTCGAAATGATCGAGAAGGAAGGAATGACGATCGATCTCGCCTCGCGCGAGATCCTCGCCGAAGTGTCCACGCGCGACGCGAAGGTCCTCAACACGCCGGCGGCCGAGCTCGAGCTCACCGCGCGCGACCAGAAAAACTACAACATGTGCAACGGCATTATGACGCACGTGCGAAGCATCGAAGAAGGCAAGCGCTATACGTCGTTTGAGACAGAAATTTCCGACGAAATCGCCAAGCGGCACACCGGCCGGAAACATGGCGGCCTCTTTGTGCCCTACCGGCTGAACGTCGATCCGCAAATGCTTCGCGACGCGGTCGCGCGCTACGGCGCGGACCTGCTGAAGCGCGCCGGCATTGCCACGGCACTCGCCGCGGGCACCGCAACGCAAGGGCAGGAAGTCGTCTTCACCGAGCCCGGCCCGTTCATTCAATTCCTTTACAACGCCATGCGCCTGAAGGAACTCGGCGCGACGGTGATGTCCGGACTTCAGGGAAATGTCGCTTTCCCGAAGCAAACCGGCCGCGCAACCGGATCCTGGGTCGGAGAAAATCCCGGCACAGACGTCGCCGACTCGAATCTCACCCTCGGGCAAGTCCTGCTGAGTCCGAAAACGTACCAGACCTCGGCGTCCTATTCGCGTCAGTTGCTCGCGCAGGCTGTCGTGGACATTGACAACCTGGTCCGCGCGGATCTGGCACGTGATGCCGCCCTCGCGCTCGACGCCGCCGGCATCGCCGGCACCGGCTCCTCGGATGATCCGACGGGCATCCTCCACACCTCGGGCGTCCAGTCGTACACGCTCGACGCCGACTCCGGCAATGCCGGCCTGCCGGCGTGGAGTGACATCACGAAAATGGAAGAAATGCTCGAAGAGGCAAACGCCGATCAGATCGGCGAGTTTGCCTGGCTGACAACGCCGGGCATCAAGGGCGTATTCAAACGGACGCCGCGCCTGGTCTACAGCGCCGGCGCCGGCACAACGGTAAACGTGACCGGAGATCCGATCTGGTCGGACGACAACGAGATCGATGGACTGATGGCGCGCTGGTCGAATCAAGTCCCGAGCGACCTCACGAAGGGCACCGCGAGCGGCGTCTGTCACGCCCTCATCCTGGGCGTCTTTAACTCGATGGTAAACGGCCTGTGGGGATCGGGCTTCGAGCTCGTCGTCGATCCTTATCGCCTCAAGAAACAGGGGCTGATCGAGCTGACGACTTTCATTCTGGCCGACTGGGCGCTGCGTTATCCCGCCGGCTTCGTGGCCGCGAAGGACTGCCTGAAGTCGTAAAGAACTCCCAGGCTGTAAAGATTTTCGCAGCCTGTAAATATTTTTGCAGCGTTTTGCTGAGGGGACTCGATGGCGAAGGTCAAAAGATTGCCGGCCGGTCCGGTGAGGACGGCGAAGGTCAAGCTGCTAAAGGGCGTCGTACTGTCGGCCGGACTCGATGGCGTTCCGGGCGAAATTTACGAGGTCCCGAAGCACTTGGCGTCGCAACTCGTCGCGAACGGGCAGGCCGAGTACACGGATGAGGGCGATCCGAGCCAGGGCGACGATCCTGGAGCGGAATCGCATAAGGCCGGATACGAGACGACGACGATCGAGAAGCCGACGGCACGAGATCCCAAACCTCAGAAGCGGGGGTAAGGGATGGGCGGTTTTACCTTCACGCCGGTAAAGATTTCGGCGGCCGCGGCAGACGAATTTCGCGTGATGCTGAACGATTTCGGAAACCGCATCACGGTCGGCCCGGCGACAGGCCTGGCCATGATCACCGTGGACGATCAGGTGATGGAAGGCGAAGCGGGTTTTGCTGGCGGCTCGGGCGTCGGCAGTCAGAAGCGTGGCGAAGTGATCGGCCGTCAGATCATGGCCACAATTCTGACGCAGGATTTTCCTGATGGCACGCTGGCGATCGACACGCCGATGACGATCGACGACGGAGATTTCGCCGGGAGTTACGCGATCAGGGAGCGGCTTTTGCAGCAACACGTCGGCCTTAGCTTGACGAAGATCTATTTGAGGAGACAGTAAAAATGACAGACACCCCAACGACAGGGATTCACGTCGCCTCGGCGCAGATCGTGGATCTCACGGAAGTCGGCGATCTCCACACAGACGGAACTCTTTCCGCGAATAGTGACTCGGCCGTCGCCTCAGAGAAGGCGACTAAGACCTATGCCGACACGAAAGTCTCGAAGGCGCCGGCCGCCGACCAGACAATCACAAACGGCCACGAGCTCATTAACAGCGGCGGCTTTGTGGGCCCGCTGATCGGCGACGTCAAAGAAACCGTGCCCGCGGCGAAGACTACGAGCGCCGCGATCTCCGAAAAACAAGGGCTTGTCCGCCTCGGCAGCACAGGCGCGCTCGCGATGACTCTCGCCGATCCGACGAACGTGTCGGACGACGGGAAACGGCTCACGATCATGGCCTCAACTGCGCACGCGCATACGGTCACGATCGCGGGCGGGATCGGCAGCGGAACAAATAACACGATCACGCTCGGCGGCGCCGTCGGAGACATGACGGAGCTCGAGGCGATCGGCGGGAAGTGGTTTTTGCGGCCAGGAATTAACGCGGTCGCTTCGCACGTCTAGGAGTAGGGAGGCGGCGAGTGTCGTCGATTCGCGAGCAGATCGCCGGCGCGGTAATCGCGGCGGCCTCTGGACCGGGCGCACCTGCGGGTTTGAATGTTCACCGCGAGCGCACGCGGCCTCTGGAATCGGATCAGCTTCCGGCGATCCTGTTCTATTTCGAGGACGACGAGCCGGAGCCGCTCGCGAAGCAGAAGTTTAGGGCGCCGCTCTCGGAGCGCTGCCTGAACATGGTCGCGGAGATCCGAGTCGTGCCGACCGCCGACCAGGCGCCGGACGAGGCGATCGATGATCTTTACGTCTGGCTGATTCAGGCGCTTGGCGCGGACGAAAGTTTTGGGGGCCTGGCGATGGGAATCACCGAGGGCCCGGTCAAATGGTTTTCGAAAGAAGCCGACGTCATTTTCGCCGGCGCGGCGGTTCACCTCAGCGTCCACTACCGGACAAAGAGGCTCGATCCGTCAGTGAAGTCTTAGGAGCTAAACGATGTCCGTACAATATCGAGTCCCACACCTGCCGATGCTCGGCAAAGGATCTCTTTTCGTTGACGTCTTCGACGACGACGGAAATCTGACGGGCTTCCAGCATTTTGGAAACGTCACGAAGGTGGAGCAGGAAATCAAAGACGACAAAGACGAGCTCTACCAGTCGATTAATGCGACGCCGTCGCTGATCGCCACTGCGGTGAAAAAACGCCAGGTGATGCTGCAGATCACAGGGACGGACTTCTCGAGCGATCACCAGGCCATTTCTATGATGGCCGCGGGCAAAACACAGCTTGCGATTTTGGCCACTCCGGTGACTGGTGAAGTGTTGGCATCCGCCACGGTCACGAAGAAAGGCAAATATTTTGCGACGATCGGCCGCAACCTGGATCCGGCGAGCATCTCAGTCGCCGGCCTCGTGCTGAATACGGACTACGAGATCGCAGACGCGGTCCAGGGCCTGATCTATTTCCCGCTCACCTCGGGCGTGGACGACGCCGCCGCGGTAACGATCAATTACACGCCGATCGCGACGACGTTCGACCAGGTCGCCGGCGCCGTGAAGCCCTTCGTCAAAGCGCGCCTGCGCTTCGCGCCCGATCCGACGGACGGGCAAAAGATCGGCATTGAGTGGTGGCACTGCAATTTGTCGCCAAACGGCAAGCTCGGCCTGATCTCCGACAACTATGGAAACTGGGAACTCGAGGCAATGGTCCTCGACGACAGCGCGAATCATCCGGACTCGCCGTACTTCCTCGAGACGTTCTACTAGACTCGAGATTTTGAATTTTGTCGCCGGCGAAGGCCGACGACTGACCGACGACAAAGGAGCTTTTAGAAATGTCAATTACACCGAACGTGAAACACACTTGGACGACTTCGATCAAAAACGACTCCGGCTCCGCCGTAGTCTCTGATCCGCCTCTGGTTCTGACCGCGGACGCGGAGGAAAACTTCGCCGTCCAGATCCCAGCGGGCGAGACGGCTGAGGTGGACATCGCCATCACCGTGGACGACATCGTGAGCGCGTTTATCGCCGCGGATCACGACGTCGCGGTGAGCACGAATGCCTCCGATCACTCCGGCGGGCAACTAATCAACGTGCCGGCAAATCAGTCTGTGAGCTGGCACAACCAAATGAAGACAACGAATCCCTTCACGCCGGACATAACGAAGCTCTTTATTCACAACGCCGGAACGGCGATCGCGAAAGTCCGCGGCGGATTCCTGCTGCAGGAGTAGCTTCTGAACTCAATACCAGGGATCATCCGCCCCTGGTATATGAGCAACGCGGGGGCGCCGGCCAGAGGGGGTACGGCGCCGACCGCGGCATTTTTTGAGGTGCATCGATGGCGGCGAAGGCAAAAAAGGCCAGGTCGCTCGACGTCGCTCAAGCAATCACGGATTACAGGCGCGCGCGCGCGATCGGGCACAGATACTATGATCGCGCCGATCGACTCCTCGACCTGATCGTCCAAAACGTGAAGGTCGGCGAGCAGATCCCGCTTCCACGCGGGAAAATAGCCGTCCTCAAAGACAACTTCGCAAACGCTAACAAAGTTTTCCCGCGTGGAAG